CATCTGATGTAATTGTTGTAATTGTTCTTGTTATACCTAAAGGGTCTGCATCACTGTAAAGAAGAATAGAATCTCCTACTTCAAATCCCATGTCTCTATAATCAGCACCAGTGACATATACACTATTTGCTATGCTATCAGCACTTACAAGAACAGGGTCTTGAGGCCCGATACCAAGAAAATCTGCAACTTTCTGTGCAGTAGTATAGACAATAGCAGAAGGGTCAAGTGGTCGTGTTTCAGCCTCACCGGGATTGAAAATTATTGGCATTTTTTATCCCCCGTTACAAAACACTTTTTGGTTTTCTTTTCAGCCTCATCGACTTCTTTCGACTTAGCATCAAACCATTCATCAAGGAGTTTACAACGGGTCATGCTCTTGCCTCCTTATCAACAGAAGCAAGGTTGTATTCCATAGGTTTACTGCAACTACCGCAGGTTTCTCGCCATAGGAAATGAAGCATACCACAGTGTTGGCAGCGAGTACCTGAGCCAATGTTTAGAACATCACTAGCCTCAAGATTACGCTTACGCTGTGTTTGAGTCACACCCTTTAGCGGGTTTTCCTCATCAATGACTTTACCAAGTAGAGTTTGTGCGTCAGAACGAATGCCTTGCTTTTGAAAACGCTCAATATCCGTTAAGTCAATTGATTGCTCCTTCAGTGACATACATACCCCTCACGCTCAACTGGTTGTAACGAATATAAACACATTACCTAGAATAACATGTGGGTCACAAGACACACAAGTATTACTAGCGATAGCATCGCTAATTGCTGTCTCTATTGCAGACTTAGCGGTGCTATCTTGGAAATCCTTTGGCGGATAAGGGCCAAGGATTGTCACAGTCTTTGCCAATTACAGCCACCTCAAGAGCGTCTGCCAATTACAAAGAAAGTACCAGCATTAGTGGTTTGACCTGTTAGTGGTGGCTCAATAGTAATTGTAGTACCATCAAAGGTTGCTATGTCCTCTGCTGCACCTACAACTGCTGCGTATGAAGAGTCACCTGTAATACTAACATCTTGGTGCTTCAATGCTTGCGCTGCGTTAAAGTTTACAATTATTGCATCAATTTCAGCCAGCATATCACCTAATTCTATGCTTGTCTCATCTGCATCAAATGAGCCTGTTATAATCATTCTGTCTCCCATGTAAGTTGGTCTTGGGTCAATTGTTACTGCCATATTTATTCATCTCCAGTTGTTTCTTCTTCTGCACTCTCTTCTATAAGTGCTTCTGTCTCCTCAGCACCGTCAGGACTCATAACAGTCTCAACAAGTTGTAAGAGAGTAGTTTTAGTTGCATAGCCTTTTGGCTTAATGTCGTATTTTGCGAGCCATGCTGCTATTTCAGCACGACTCCATCCAGCATCAGGAATATCATCACTACCTGAATCTACAGATTCATAGCCTTCTACAATAAAATCGTCACTAAGTCTATGCCCCCACTTATCAAGCCACGCTGTTGTGACTTCAATGGGTCTACCCCTTACAAAGTCGGGATAAGAAGCGTCTATATTTCTTGTAGTCCAAGAACGCCCCATGTAGGTTACTGTAGGCACTTAAAGCACCTCAGTTGTATAAGACCATTACATTCGTGGTGTTGCTTGAACCGCTAAGGTATTGTAGAGTGATAGTCTTGCTGCTCACGGATGCACCAACTGCAACGGCATCTGCACCGCTGTCGGTAGTGAGAACCATGAGGATGCTGCTGATTCCACCATCTAGGATGATAGTTTCACCATCAGCGCCACCAGTTACTGTAATCAAAGCCATTTTAGGTGCTGGGTCATATCCGTTTGCTCCATCGCTGTTAGAAGCGTTGAAAGTTCCCGGCCCACCGCCCGGATATGCTACATCTGCTGCACCATCAAGCCATTCTGTAGTGTCGTGTGACCCTGCTCTAAGTTCCCATGCTCCTACAAGTGTTGCAGTTGCTGTGCTTGTGTCGTCAATTGTTAATTCTGTTGCCATATCAATTCATCTCCATATTTTTTTTATTTTTTTGTCCTCACTTCAAGTCACGGATGCTTGCCTGTGCTCCGAAGAAAGTAGTCCAAACTTCACCCATTGTGCGGTAAAGTCCTTCTTGTCCTAGTCTGTTGATAGCGAATGGGTCGCCAGTTTCGATACCGGACTCAAAGTATTGAGTAGGGATTGCTGTGCTAAAGTACATGTAGTCAGTGTCTAAGAGGTACATTCTGCTTAGGCCATCTGTCTTTACAACATCCTTGGATGGAATGATAGGTACACCATTGTAAGTTGCTACAATGAAACCTGCTTCGATACCGGGTACACCCTTAACACCGTTGTAGGTTGGAGTAACTCTCTTCTCCTCCATGAATCTTTGTTGAGCCTGTAGTAGTTGCTGTAGTCTCATTAGAGTGTCATATCCAGTTAGGATAACCTTTGGATTACCACCACGCTCCCAAACTTGCTGGAAGATTGTGTCAAGGTGGTCTAATGATAGAACACGCTTCTTACCTGCTGTAGTATCTTCTGCACAGTTTACTTCTGCACTAGCCCAAGCATTGTCTCTGCGGTCAATGCTGTAAATGTCAAGGTCACCGTCATCAGCGTGGTTGTTGCTGGATGTGGTTTTCAAGGTAGTTGATGAACCTGCTCCGTTGCTTGCTTCAGCAGCGGTGATTCTGTCAAGTGATTCAAAGTTGTTACCTGCTTTTGTAGAACAGTCAGTCAAGAGCATCTTGTTTACCATTTCAGCGTGGTGCTTACCCATTTCTTCTTTGAGAACTGAGCGCATGTCACCAAGGCCGTCATCCTTGTCAGCAAGGAATACTGCAACTTCGCTTACATCGAAAGAGTGAGCGATTGTCTTTGGCTTTGCTGCTACATGTTGGAAAGTAGGCTTAACAGTGTCAGGTAGTGTACCGTTTTCTGCGATTCCACCGTGTACTGCACCGCTGTTAGGCTTCTCAGTGATGACTCTCCATCCACTGCGCTCCCACGGCTTCTTTGGTAGAATTGAAAATGCGTTGAACTCTTGGTTCAACTGTGACCAAACTTTGCGACCATAGATTGCTTGGTATGTTCCAGCAGTGGTGCTTAGCATTGGTGAATCTGCTTTGAGAAGTTCACTACCAGTGTAAGTGTAACCCATTGAGTTACCTGCTCCGTAGTAGTATCTTTCCATGTCTGTTACTGTTCGTACATAATTTCGTGCCATATTTTTCATCTCCTATTTTTTGTTATTGTATGAGTCCTCACTCACTGCGGTATAGTCCTCCAGCAAGTTGGTGAACTTCCTCCCAACTCATGTTAGCCAAGTCTTGTGTGCTTGGTACATCAATGGTTGGTGAGGCAGACTTAGCGATTAATTCGCCTTCGCCATTAGATAGATTGTCAATTCTCTCGTTGAGTGCTCCTAGAGCCTTCATTATCTCGTCAAGAGGAGCACGAGCGTCAAAGTTTGCTGCTTGAGCCTTTGCGATTTCTTCTTGAGTTTCTCGTGCGAAGCGACCTTCAAAGTTTGCTTCAAGAGACTTGCGGAACTCTTCTTCTTGCTTTGCTGCTTTGAATACGCCATATGCTTCTTCAATGCGGTAAGCATCAATGTTGTGACCTGTGATAAAGTCAGACTTTTCAAGACTGCCACCACCGCTTAGTCCAGCACGCTGGATAGCGTTAGTAGATGGGCTACCTCCTTCTTGAGCACGACCCTTGACTTGACCAGCAAAGTAATCAGCACCGTCTCCAATTGCTTCAGGAGTAGAGCCTAGATTTGCTTTTGCGATTCCGTCAAAGTGAGCACGAGCACCCTCAGTGTCAATACCTGCGGATTTGAGAGTATTCTCCATCCAGTCTAGGTATTCAGAAGTGATAACATCTGAAAACTCAGATTTCATCTTGTCATCTTTCTTCTCATCTTTCTCTTCATCTTTCTTCTCATCTTTGTCCATGTAGTTCGCCTTCATTTTGTCGTCTTTCTCTTCAGAATCTTCTTTCTTCTTCTTTTGAGCGTCTTTCAATGCTTGAGGCATTTCTCCTTTCTCCATAGAGTCAAGTCTACCTTCTAATCGGGTTAGTACATCGTTCATTTGTTCCATTACTTCATCGGTCATTTTGTTCACCTTGTTTTTATCTTCTTTTAGTATGTTGAATGTGGCTTCGGGGTTAATTCCTTTTTCGCATATTGTGATTTCGTGTAATTCTAGTTTTGATATTTCTTGATATGAGCCGTGGGATTTATCGCTTTTGTTTACTCGCTTGAATGCCTGTCCTCCGATGCTGAATCCCGTTAGGTTTCCTTTTCGGATTTCGCTTGCTACTTCTCGTGCCTTCTCAATGTCGTTTCTTAATTTTACTACAACAAACATTCCAGCATCGTCTACTTCGCTTTTCCACAACCTCCCTTGATTATCTGTATAATTTGAAATTACTTCTCCTACTTGTATGTTTGAATGTGCTAGTTGGACATTTCTGTATTTTGGGTCTGACATAAACTTCTTGAAAGCGTCTTTCAATGCTGCCCTTGTAATTAAATCTCCTTGTTTGTCTACGAGTTCAACTGAAGCATACCCTGCCACAATGAGGTCATTGACCCCCTTGAGGAGTTCGATACCATTCCTCCGCTGACTTCGCAACACACTAACCAATCCTCTGTTTGTTCACCTACATAAATAAAGCGGCATCACTCTTCTTCACCATACTTATTGAAATCGCTGTGCTGCTTGCCCTTTTTTCTTTTTTTGCGTTTGTTACGCAAATGTTCGTATTCTTCTTCGGAATCCTCTGTAGGTCGCTCTATCATATCCCAATCAGGTAGACTTTCTTCACTTGTCAATGAAGTTGGCCCTCTAGGAGATTCAGTACCGTCTCCAACATCAATACCTAATCCTTGAGCACTTACTCTACCTGACATTTTTTCTTTTTGTAGAGTATCAATTCGTTCTGTAATGTCAGCAATACGAGTAATTGTCTTGAGCATTTTCTTCATACTTGGCTTGATGATATTCATTTCATCATCAGCATCAATAATACCAGCGGAGTTTTTCTCACTGTGCTTTCTATCTTTCTTAGAATGCATGGAGTGATAATTCTTGTCAGGAATAATTTCTTCAACTGCACTTTCTTCTTTTTTATCGACACCTTTCATCATCAATGAAACAGCCTGATTCCATAGCGGTCTAACGCTTTCTGCCAGTTGTAGAGAGTAATCAGACTGGGATAAACTACCCATAACTGACTGCGGAGAGTGCGCCCAATTTCCAGTATGACTGGATTCTGACTTGTAAATTACCTCGTCTAACCCCTCAAAAACGATGGATATTTGGTTTTCTTTGAGGGTTATATCGTAAGGAACATGGATAATAGGGTGGGATTTAGCCAAAAGAGATAATGTTTCAAGACTTGCTGGGCTTTCAGATTCAGTTTCTCCTACTATCTTTGAAGAAGTTACATCGTAGATTGTTTTACCATTTCGATTCCGCTTTTTAACACCTGATACAGATATTGATACAGTGTCTCCTTCTTTGAATGGCTTAGGGCTTTTGATAGTACCAACATCAAGATACTGCTTACCTTCGTAATCAACTCCTCTATTACCAAACCCTTCAGAATCAAGTGGCCCTGCTCCTAAACGATAGGTGTATGGGCCTTTACCTCTTACATCTAAGATAATGAAACTGACATTTTTATTCTTACGAAGTAAAAACCACTTAGGGTGTCTGCGCTCACCACGCATATATGTTGATTTAGCATCACGAAGTAATAGTTGCTTATGCTCTTCTTGTAGACTTTCTACTGTAGATTCCAAGCCACCATCTTCTGTGATTCGTGTATCGTGTGGAGCAGGTACTAAGATATGTTCATGGCTATCGAACTGTCCTCTTAGAATCTTGAGCCTTTCTCTTACTGTCATGTCTGAAACATTTGTATCATCGTAGTCAATCAAATCTATGATATGTATGTTGTCTTTCATTCTAACAGCATCTACGATGTAGTTCTTTTCAGTCAAGGCTTTCAGACTTTTCTTATCTTCTTCACTTAATGGAACAGCATCGTTATTTTCATCATAAGCAGTGAGGCGAGTACCCTTTCTCATAATCATCATACGCTTTCCATCATAGAATGCAGATACAACCCAGTCACCGCTGAATCCTCTTAACGCTTCAAAATCTTTCAAACTAAAGATACGGTGCATCGGTAAGATAGGTGGAGGTCGTGACTCATCAGCCTTTAACAAAGCATCAGGGTTCATCAGCACCATTAGTGTTTCAGATGGGTCGCTCGTTGAAATGTAATTCGGGTCAATATTTGGAGGCAGACCGAGAATGTTAGGTCTATTCATATTTGTAGTAGCAACAGGAACTTGATAACCTGATGATAATACTTGTTTTACAGCCTCTTGACCATGCACAGAAGTCATCAATGCTTCAGGAATACTATGTAGATATTCAGGTTGAGTGTTATTTCCAACCATGATTGTTTTGTTACCGGGGAACTCAGCACCAACTGATGGCTCTAACAAATATCCACTATCCATAGCACCTGACGCAAACATATCTTGAACTGAAACTCCTTTACCACTGGTTGCTGAATGAATTGGGAACATACCAAAATTGGCATTTCTAACTGTAGTAGATGGTGCTACAACCTTATCCATTGTTTGTGCTTTTGTTGGGTCGAACACAAAGAGGTCATGGACTGCGCTTTTAGCATTGTTAATAGGCTCATTCATATGCCCTTTAACACTACCAATGGCATTCATTTTTTTACCATAATTACCATCACGATGGCTTAGTTTTACTCGACTTAAACCGTGTAATTGAAGTTGATTTTGTTGATTAGGTCTGAATAAAGGCTCTAACTGAGATAGACTCTTGCCGTACTTTTCTCTAAAGACTCCAGCAAACTTTCTATCAGCCTTATGCCTTTCAGTAGGTTGCTCCTTTGCTGATGGTCGTGTGTTAATGTGGTCTCTCAAAATTGACTCAATTACTTCGTGATGGTCGTCAGTGGTGAACATAGAGTTAGGTTCTTCACCTACAAAACTCACACCTGAGCCTAGTAAATCACCATGTCTTAGCACTTTTACAGGAGCATCCATTCCCTCAAGTAATCTACCAATCATGTTATTGTGTGCTTCATCATTAGGTAAATTGAGTAGAGAGCGAACTTTTTCTTGAGACATGGTAGGTAGGATTTCTTTACCAGCAGCACCTAATACAGATGCTATAGTATGATGAGGAGACACAACTTCATCTCCACTAGACATTAATTCACTAGCACTTTTTTGCTCTTTCATAATTTCCCCATAACCATATGATTCTAAACCATGAACTGAATTAGGTAGACGCATTAAAGCAATATTTGCATCTTTGAATAATCGAGATGTATTTGCTATGAACTTATCAGGGAACTCAGGATTAAAAGCATCAGGGTCTGCTTTTTCATACTCAGGTTTCATTTTTATCGCCATATCTACAATAGCGTCTAAGTCAGCCTCGTGCTTTTTTTGAGCATGATTTGAAACATGGTCAAATGTGTTTTTCTCATCTTCTCTAGCAACAGCGTAAATATCATCTATCTCAGCCTCTATTTCGTGAAGCCTCAAGTTGGCTCGTGCAAACTCATCACTCCCTTCTTCAAAGTTCATTATTGAGTCGCTAATCCCATCATACTCATCATTTAAGTCTGCTACTGCACTTTTCTGACCAGCGGTAAGAGATTCCATACCACCAGTTTTCTTTCTCTTATGTCTTTGAAAAATCTTGAAAGACTCTCTATTTTTTTCATTGTGACTAAGTTTTGCTCCAGCAGGGAGGTTGTCTTTAGTAAGCCACCTGTTCTTTTTCATTGGCTCGTGAGGAGGATGGAGTCTACCACCTGATGTAGCATTACGATGTGTATGTAGTGCATTAGTATCACTTTGAGTTGTAGCAAGTGCTTTCCCACCTATAGCATTAATTGGATTTGTAGTAAAATGATTATCCCCATCTTTGTGAATATTCCAAGCAGGGCCATTAAAGTACATTCTTCTTTCATCATCTGTCATGTAACGAATACTATTAGCATAGCCACCACTCAAAGAAGTTGCTTGACGAAAAGGCATATTCTTTGGATTTCTAGGCGAACCATGAATGTGAGATGAAGCAT